TTGCAAGAAAGAATGTGGAACACGCACGAAGAGAAAAGAAATTAGAGACACTTGATGAAGACATATATAGTGCAATATTAGAGTATTACAATGGCAGCAATGATACCACCGAGTCGGAAGAGTTGTTACAACTTCCGAGTGACGGAAATAAATAGAGTAGTAGACGGAGACACGATAGATGTTACAATCGACCTCGGATTCGAGTTATATAAAAAAGAAAGAGTCCGCGTTGCAGGAGTTGATACTCCAGAGAAAAGAACAAGAAATCTTGAAGAGAAAGCACTCGGAATCGACGCAACCAACTGGTTGAAGAAACAATTAGAGGACACAATAAATGGAGATGATGAACTCATTATACGAACTGAACTTAAAGGCGGGGTTGGTAAGTATGGTCGTTTGCTTGGTTGGTTATATATTGGTGATGAAGAAGTTAGCATCAACGAACAAATGATTGACGAAGGTTATGCATGGTCGTATGATGGAGGTACAAAGCAAAAAGACTTTGAAGAGTTGAGAGAAATCAGACGACAACACGGTAGTTTGAACCAGTCTTGACATAAATACTTGTATAGTATAGGATAATAAAGATGAAAACAATCGAAGAACACATCGAAAAAGATCAAGCGATCTTAGATGATCCAACTACTAGTCCTGCTGCTCGCAGACATTACAAAGAAGAGTTACACGAACTAGAAGTATATCACGATCATCACCCAGAGGATCATCACGATCCAAACGCACTCGAACTATTTTGTGAGATGCACCCTGACGAACCAGAATGTCTAGTATATGACGACTAACTTATGAAATTATTTCTTGATACAGCGGACGTTGCTACTATTGAAGAAGCATACTCCACTGGACTTATTGATGGACTGACAACAAATCCCACTCTAATGATGAAGAGTGGTGACATACCAGATAAAGTTTATTATGAACTGAAACACCTTGGCATCAAAGACATAAGCATGGAGGTCGTTGCAGACACCTCTCAGGAGATGTTAGAGGAGGCAAGTAGACTTATAGGTCTCTTTGGTGAGTGTGTAACCATTAAAGTGCCTTGCACACCAGAAGGACTTAAAGCTTGCAAAGAGATGGCAAATCAAAATATCAGAGTAAATGTCACTCTTATATTCTCAGCAGCACAAGCAATACTAGCATCAAAAGCAGGAGCAACATATGTTTCTCCATTTGTAGGAAGAGTTGATGACAATTCTTTCGATGGTCTTGCATTGATCAAAGAAATCTCAGACATATACGAAAAGCAATTTGTTCACGAGACAGAGATACTATCTGCATCTATACGAAGCGTAAAAGATGTAAGTAGATCGTTTGCTGCGGGTGCACACATCTGCACCATACCTCCTGCCATTTTCCATAAGATGTATAAACATGTTCTTACAGATAAAGGTTTAGAACTCTTTGAGAAAGATTGGCAAAGTGTTCAAACCCTAGCAAATGGGGTCTTGACAGAATAAATGTAGCGTGCTACACTAAATACCATTACAAAGGACTCGAAAGATCGTAACCCTGCGTAGAAACATCACCCTTGTCGGGGGTGGTATCATCCGCAGGATTTTTTCTTGCGAGAGACTAAGAACAAACATGTCTATTAAATCAACAATCGCTGCAGTGGCAGCATCTCCATTCCTATTAGCTGGTGCAGCATTTGCTGGTCCTTACGTGAATGTGGAAACAGTATCATCTTACTCAGGTGATGACTATACTGGACTTTCAACTGAATTCCAAATCGGTTACGAAGGTGAGAACTGGTATGTATCTGGTGGTCCTGTAGTAGACTCTCCAGATAACGGTGAGTCTTCAACAGACTTCATTGGTTACGTTGGTGGTTCTTTAGACCTAACTGATTCAATCGGTGCATACGGTGAAGTATCTCTTCTTACAGACGAGACTGCTGACAATGCATACGGTGTTAAAGTTGGTGCTAAGTACACATTCTAGGTCGCATATATCTAGATTAATTCAGAGGGTGTTTGACACCCTCTTTTTTTATGCTATACTGTATGGGAAATCGACTTTTAGTTCCCCAGAAAGTCGAAAAAAAAATTCTGGGCATTTTTTTACGTATAGGTTTTTATGATCAAAAAGTTACTTAAAAAATATTTCGACCTTGTTAAAAAAGTCGATGAAAGGCATTATTGGCCACTTTTCATATTTCTGTCATGTTACTTTGTAGTACCATATTCAGAATTCGTGATTACAGCACTTATTATCCTCTACTTCAAATTTGAGGGTACATTCCGTAAATGGGGTGGCAGAATCATAAAACCATTTCCTGAGTGGATCAGATTTGGTGGATCTACAATTTTCTTTCTTGTTATGCTAGATGACACACTTGCATACTTAAGTATCATAGCAGTTGGTATCTGGACTAATAGACAACTTAAGAAAGAAAAAGAGAGGGAGGAAAAACTAAATAAGAATTTAGACTCTAATCCAGAATGAACTTCACAGTGTATTCAAAGGATGGATGCCCTTACTGCACCCAGATCAAACAAGTTTTAGATTTATGTCATTTTAAATACCGTGAATACAAGTTAGATGAGCATTTTGACAGATTTGCCTTCTATGAGGAATTTGGAGGAAACTCAACTTTCCCACAAGTTCTTCTAAATAACAAAAAATTAGGTGGTTGCACCGATACAGTAAAATACTTAAAAGAACACAATTTATTAGATGGATCCAGAAGACACACTAGTTGATATCATTGAAGCAGTTTATGACAGAGCAATGCTCAAGACAGGTCGTAATACGTTCAAGATGATGAAATTTCTTGAAGAGAACAATTTCAAGAAAAGTGACGTTTCCAGATTTGTCGCATCTGGAACAGCAGGAAACATATCCTGCACAATAGACGATTTAGACCACTACATAAAACATGGCGGTCAAGACATTAAGGGAGCATATCCCGATTTTACTACAGATGAGGCTAGAAAGGTTAGAAAATTTTTATATGGAATACTAAGTGATGCGTGGAACTACGAACAGGCAAAAACCCCCAAAAGAATACGAACTAAATAAAGGCATAGAAGTTATGCTTCCAAGAAGCAGGAGGAGACGTAAACCCAGTTGGTTTGATCGTACCTTCTTTTTCTTTAGATGGTCGATTCGACTAAGAATAGACTTATTGAGGAAAGCTAATGGAAACTAACATAATCCTATTTTTCTCCGCTGTGGGAATGATATTAACATTCATCATAGGCGGGGTTGTAGGTTGGATTTATAAATCCGCTGTGGACACCCACACACACAAACGTCAGTTAAATAACCTTCATCCAGAGTTTTTAGATGGTAATGGTTCATACGTAGAAGAAGAACTCTTAGCAGTTCGTTTTACAGATCCAGACGACCTACTTGACGAAGATGACGAAGACTGATATAATATTATCAAATTGTGACTTGAAATGGCACCAAGAAAATTACCAAAAGATGCATTATTGACTGAAATACTTCAAAAAGTATCATCTGCTAAAACTAAAAAAGAAAAGGTAGATTTACTTCAACAGTATAATAGTCAAGGACTACGTTCTATATTAATCATCAATTTTGACGACTCACTAGAGTTTTTACTACCAGAAGGAGAAGTTCCTTTTACACCAAATGATGCTCCTGCAGGAACAGAGCATACACGCTTAGTTCATGAGTTTAAGGGTCTTTATAGGTTCTTTAAAGGTGGTGATGCATCTATTAAGGGTATGAGACGTGAACAGTTGTTTGTACAGTTATTAGAAGGTCTTCATGAGGATGAAGCAAATATGCTAGTATCTGCATGCAATAAAGATCTACAATCAAAGTATCGTGTTACCAAAGCAGTCGTTGCTGAAGCATTCCCACAAATAGAATGGGGAAACAGAGGATGATCTGGGAGGGTAATCAAGAAATAGAAGAAGTTGCTGACAAGTATCAACTTACCTTCTTACATATTGATTGCACCTCTGACAAAAAGTTGGACAAGAAGTTGCCAACAAATGCTTGGATAGTTACCTACCTTGATCGCAAGGATGGTAGCGAAGAATTTGCCGATCACTATGATATAGTGATGGGTGTCAAAATGGACGTATTTAACTGCTACTATGACAAACTCAGAGACGGATCCAGAATCAAAGATATTGGATGGTGTAACGGAGGAATTTCTCCACCCCTCTTCGATAAAAAATCATATCTCAAAACTAGCGGATCAGGCACTGAAAAGAAAACCTGATGACTTCAAGTTTGAGTCTGATACTGAGGATTTAGATGACCTCGCTGACGAAATATTTGATGCGTTACACGACCATACGCATAAATACCTACATGAAGAGTAGAAAAGCAGCAAAAATCTTAATTAAACGAGCGAAACAAAACCCTGATTTGTATACAGCACAAGAAGTGTTATATGCAAAACTATTCCGAAAACATGAAAGTAAAACTAGTGACAGTGACTCCAGATGCAGAGAAGCAGATGGGTTACATAGCGAGAGTAAGCAATCCAAATAATCAAAGTAATCCCGCAGTAGCAGGACTATTAGGTTATTGTATAAAACATGGGCATTGGTCAGTTTTCGAGCAAGCACACATGACAGTCGAAATAGAAACGACTAGGGGTATAGCAGCACAAATATTAAGACATAGATCATTTACATTCCAAGAGTTTAGTCAGCGTTATGCTAACACTAACATGTTGGGTAAAATTGACGTGCCTGATCTTAGAAGTCAGGATCATAAAAATAGACAAAATAGTATAGATGACATACCACAAGCACAGAAAGCGAGGTTACAAGGGCAGATTGAAAGGTATTTCGCTGAAGGACTTGACCTATACAATGAACTTATACGTGAGGGTATTGCGAAGGAATGTGCGAGATTTGTTCTCCCGTTAGCGACTCCGACCCGTATATACATGACAGGAAGTGTTCGGTCATGGATTCACTATATAGATTTACGTAGTGCACATGGAACACAAAAAGAACATATGGACATAGTAAAAGAAGTAAGGGACATTTTTAAGAAGGAGTTTCCTATATGTACAAACGCATTGAATTGGGAGTATAAGTAATGCCAGTATATCCAGTAAAGAATTACACCACAGGTGAAGAGAAAGAATTGAACCTTACTATTTCAGCATATGAGAAGTGGAGAGAAGAGAATCCAGAATGGGAAAAGAATTGGCAAGCAGGAACTATGTCTGCTGTGAGGGAAATTGGTGATTATCAAAATAAACTCCCACAAGGTTTCAAAGATCGTTTAAACAACGTCAAGAAACATCATCCCTATGCTAAATTCGACGCACTTAAATAATGCCAGTTAAAAGTAAGAAACAACCTACAATGGTTGGGTTATCATCCAGACAAATGAGAAAAAAACCAATAGGAGCAGATCACTTAATAGACATAAAACCTCTTACACCCGCACAAGAGAAGGTGTATGAGGCATGGCAGAATAATAAGCATATGTTCTTGTTCGGTGCAGCAGGAACAGGTAAATCATTTATTACACTATATCTTGCACTCAAAAGTATTCTAGATGAATCCACACCATACAATAAGTTGTATATTGTTAGGTCATTAGTTCCTACTAGAGAGATTGGTTTTTTACCTGGTGACCATGAGGACAAGGCAAACTTATATCAAATACCATATAAGAACATGGTACGTTATATGTTTGAGATGCCTGATGATGCATCATTTGAAATGTTATATGGCAATCTAAAAGCACAGGATACGGTATCATTCTGGTCTACAAGTTTCATTCGTGGAACTACCATAGATAATAGTATAGTCTTGGTTGATGAATCTGAAAACTTGAATTTTCATGAATTAGATAGTATAATAACAAGACTAGGTGTGAATAGTAGAATTATTTTTGCAGGAGACGCTGCACAGAGTGATCTTATTAAGTCACATGAAAAAACTGGTATCATGGACTTCAAAAAAATTATTGACGACATGGATGAGTTTGAAAGTATTGAGTTTGGCATTGACGACATCGTGAGATCAGGTCTAGTCAAATCTTATTTGATTAGTAAATTGAATCTTGGCATTTAACCATTTAAACATACATAACTTTCCAAAGTTAAAAGCAACAACTACAATACATGGTAGGAGATATCGTGTTGGCGATTCTCTCTACCCTTCTGTTACAACTGTGATAGGACATTCTAAGAAGAAAGCAATATTCGAGTGGAGACAAAAGGTTGGTGAAGAAGAAGCAAATGCTATATCAAAACGTGCATCTACACGAGGTAATAAATGCCATAAATTATGTGAGTTATATCTAGAAAATAAATCAATTAGTAAATATAGTGATGATCCACTATCCATGGGGTTATTTTACCAGATTAAACCCTACCTAGATAGTATTGATAATATACATGCCCTAGAGGAATCAATGTCTTCTAGTCTCTTGAAAATGGCAGGAAGAGTAGATTGTATTGGAGAATACAAAGGAGAATTAGCAATAATAGATTTCAAAACCTCAACAAAGTACAAACGTGAAGAATGGATACACGACTACTTTGCACAGGAGACAGCATATGCTATAATGTTTCAAGAGTTGACTGGTTTGATACCCAAGAAACTTGTTACAATTATCGCTTGTGAGACAGGCGAACCGCAAATCTTTGAAATTTATGACACAATCAAATACGCTCGAAAACTTAAAGAGTATATTGACGCCTATAGGAGAGACAATGGCAACTGGTAAGGTTGATGACATCTTTGAAAAGAATTTTATGACCGCTGCTAAATTTTCAGTGGAGATAGAGAATATTGTCAAAGAAGGTGATCTTAATTACATTGAAGCAATTGTTCAGTTCTGTGAAGATAAGAACATAGAAATGGATGGCATCAGTAAATTAATATCTAAACCATTGAAAGAGAAGTTAAAATATGACGCACAAAGACTCAACTACATGAAGAGAACATCTAAAGCATTTTTGAAACTGTGAGTGGAATAGAGGTATACAAAATGTATCTCTCTCTGAAACTTCATTTTACCACAGACACATTCGACTATTTCAAATATGGTAACGCTGCTAAAGCATCACAGCAGTCATTTGACAGTCGTAGAGATAAATTCTTTTTTGTGAAACTTTCGAGAACTTTCAAGGAGGACGAGTTACGCGAATTTTTTGTAGCTAATATGATAGTAGAAGATAAAGTCTATCCTGCTACATTGGTAAGAGAAGGTGCAAAGAATTATCAAGAGTATCTCAAAAGAAAACAATCATTATCGTATAGGTTCAAAGAAGATGTAATGACTCTACATGACATCTCGCACTTGTTTGATAAATTGTTTATAATAGATGGTATGCACCCACCCTTGCTAAAAGCACATCTAGGTGGTAGAATAAGCATAGAAACATTGGCAATCTTTAACAAAATTTTCAATTATGTTGACAACTTTGACAAGATTATCAAAGAAGAAATCGTATGGAAACCCATCCGTAATCGGGTAGTGAAATACGAACCCTTTATTAGTATAGATAAAGGTAAATATAAGAGTATCATCAAACAACAATTTGTATGAAATTTTTCCAATCAGCAGTAGTTCAAGAAGAACTAACACAAATGCAAGAACTTTACATGGACATCAACCGTATGGGTCTGATGTTGAATTTATCTCAGAATCTTTCCAGTAATTAACAATTTTATATTTATTTGTTTTATAGTCTCTTTCATATTTTGGTTTTCCATCTACATATGGTTCCTTTTCATCCTGTGGAGCATATATGTCTGAGAACATTGGTCCATAAAACAGATATGTTTTTGGATACTGCTCAAGTCTATAATATGCTAAAAGAGTTCTAGCATCAGAAGGAGAATTTTCATTAATTACGGTATTAGCATTTGATCTAATTGGAAGCATTAGCCAAGATGAGAATCCAATAAAAATAAACAGTATACACAATATTAGTGTATTAGCCTGAACCATCCCCTTTAACCTAGTGTAACTTAGAGACTTGTAGAAAAAGAAGACTATTAAAAAAGCCGCAATAATTGTCCCAGAATTAAACGGCAGACCAATTGAGTTTACAAAGAATACTTCTAGTTGACCAAATAGAGATAAGGTAGAGGGAAGTAAAAGTTTGAAAATAAAGAGTAGTATTGAAACTGATATTATGTTAGCTAAAACAAAATTTTTAATTGTTATTTTTTCATACTTTTTAAAGAAATAAATCATCCCTATTGCAGGAATAGTAAGTATTGCCATAAAATGAACTCCAAATGATAGACCAATTAAAAAACAGATAAGTAATAACCATTTATCACCTCTTTTATTATTAAAATCTTTTTCCCATCTAAGACCACACCAAAATGTAGCAGATAAAAAAAGCATAGCTAGTGCATATACTTCAGTCTCAACAGCATTGAACCAGAAGCTGTCAGAGAATGTAAATGCTAAAGCACCAATTGATGAACTAAGTAAAATATTTGTATCATTTGTAAAATTATTTTTCTTAGATATTTTTTTTAGAAATAATGTGGTTGACCAAAAAAGAAAAAGGATCACAAACGCACTAGATACAACTGACAAAAAGTTTACAGCAATAGCAATAGACTCATTATTTGATGCAAACAAAGAGAAAACCGCTCCCATCATCTGAAAAAAAGGTGCCCCAGGTGGATGCCCTACTTGTAGCTTTGCCGATGTTGAAATATACTCTCCAGCATCCCAATAACTAGCAGTTGGCTCAACAGTTAGTCCATAAGTAACTAGGGCTGCTGAGAATAGGAGCCATCCAATTAAATTATTGATTTTTCGAAACTTCGTTTCGGGCATAATTAATATATTTACAAATCCAAAGTAAAATAAATTATTTGAATATCATATACATATAATACGATTATACTTTAATTAATATTTATGGATACCTACGCAAACATCTTATTGATTACAATCCCAATTTTTCTTGTTTTGATTATGGTTGAAATATCCTATGGTGCATGGAAAAATGATCTGAAACATTCATACATGGATACCATCTCAAGTTTGAGTTCAGGATTTACAAACTTAATGGTTGACATATTAGGTCTTGGTATAATTATATTCTCCTATCCTTTCTTCTACGAAAGGTTAAAAGTTATAGAACTTGAAGAGAGTATTTTTCTCTACTTTATTGCTTTT